CAATTGACCGTGGCGCACAACTGATTCAGGTCTCAACGATCAACAAAAAGACCGCTGGCTCTCTATTTAAAGAGATTTACCGTAATTCCGAGACAAACGGCTTCCACAAAGTGTTTCACGGCTGGCGCAGTGTCCCAGACAGAGACGACGAGTGGCACGCACGGGTGAAGAAAGAGGCTCCAACCTCTGAGGGCATGACTCCTGAACTGTATATGGAGCAGGAACACCCAGAGACTGAAGAAGAAGCATTACGTCCAACACGGGCAATGGCTGCATTCGACACAGATGCACTGGAATCTATGCAGAATGACGCTAAAGACCCTGTTGAAACGAGAAATGGGGTGGTCAATATCTACCAGAAGCCTGCTGTCGGGAAGCGGTATGCGGCTGGAACGGACACTTCCCACGGAACAGGAAACGACTATGCAACTACCGCTATCATTGATGTTGAAACTGGTTACGTGGTTGCCGATGTTGATTCTCAAACGCTTGCTCCAGAACATCTTGCCCAGGAATCCGTTCGGCTCCTTGAAGACTACGGCAATCCGATCTGGGCTATCGAAGATAACGACTGGGGTCAACTCACAATCGACAAAGCGAGAGACCTCAAATACCCAAGACTCTACGAAAGGCGTAATCCCAACGGTCAACCTTCAGGAAGGGTTGGTTGGCATACGGATTCCCGCTCTCGCCCGCTTCTCTGGGGTGAGCTTATCGAAGCTGTTCGAGAAAGATTGATTACAATTCCCTCTAAGAACGGGCTTTCACAGTTCTCAACCGTCATCAGAAACCCTGATAAGGACGGTCGCATCGAAGCAATGGTCGGCACACATGATGACTACCCTATGGCAGTTGGGTTAGCATGGCAGATGCGGAAAGAGGCATATCATCAAGATTCCAAGATCAAAGTTATCTCTCGGAAAGAAAGACTTCGCAGACTAGGCAAACTCTAAATGGCAGCATCAAAGCGAGATGAAGCGAAAATCCAGCAAATTCTTGAGCGGGTAGACCGCAAAGAACAAGTATTCCTGAAACGTACTGAAATCATGGACGATGAGTACGCATGGGGCTGGCGAAACGAACGCTTCAAGCCAAGTGCCGTAGAAGGAATTCGCCAAGAAGATGCTGTCACAACGAACTATCCGAAGATTCTCGCACGAAAAGTCTCCAATCTCGTAGGTTTTGCCGACCGAATTATTCGCGTTGAAGACGATGCCGACAACGAGAACTTCAGAGACCAGAACAACGCTACTGAACGCCTTGCAATCGGAATGCTGGCAAACGCAGATGAACGCCTAGAAAACTCAGGCATGGCATCCACCGTTCAGGGCATGAATGCGTGGTTTGGAACTGTCCGTGGCGCGTGGATTGCTACTCGTGCCGTGCTTATCAAGGACGAAGACGGCAACACCATCGAAGATATTGTCCCGATTGACCCTCGAAACATCGTGTTTGAGAAGGGGCGAGGCGAACCGCTGTGGGCAGCTATTGTTACACAGCGTTCCAAGCAAGACATCCGTGACGAATATCCTAAATTTAAGTTTGATTCCGAAGACCCAGTACGAAACACCGACGACGATAACGATGAAAACGTGCGCGTCGTGGACTACTACTGGAAAGGAACGCAAAAAGACGGCTCAAAACTCAATGGCAAGTACCTGAACGCTGTCATCATTGACAACCAGTTTGCAAAACCAGCAACTGACACTCACGCAGAAAAGTTCCCAGTTGTCATTCGGTTGATCGGGAACAATCCGGGAGTGATGAACTACACGCTCAATGACGACATCCAAGGTGTTCGTGATATTCCCGGCATCGAAGACGTTGGTGACAGCGTGTTTGCCGCTCTCAAGCACACCAAGCCGCAAGTAGACCGCCTTGCCTCGTACCGTATGGCACTCACAGCCAAGCAGGTTCAGGGAACGATGAAAGTCTTCTCTCGTGACGGAACGAAAGAGTTTGACCAAGACCCGTTCGAGTCCGGTGGCGAGTTGAATCTGTCAACTGATAACAACGAGAATGTAGAACTTCTCCCAGTTGCACAACTCACGGCAGACACCGCTGCATTGGAAGCTGAACTTAGACTCGATGAATCCAACGCCGGTCTCTCAGAAGCAGGACTCGGAAGGCTTGGAGTGCCTGTATCCGGTGCTGCACTGGACATCATTACGCAGTCAGACGCAGAAGTTGCCGCTCCGTACATCAAGGCAGTCGAATCACTGCTACTTGGTGTTTTGGAAAACCTGATTTCTCAATACGAAACAGGCAAGTACAAGACGATTCAGGTACGTGGTAAAACTCACACAGATATTCCATTCAATCGACCTATTTCCCCAGATGACATCAAGGGGCATAACCGCATCTCAGTTCAACTGGTTCAGGTTCAGCCACACGATGACGTTGCACTCTGGCAGGCAGCACAACTTGCGTCCACCCCAGATGCTCAAGGCATGGCACTTGTTTCCAAGCAATACGCCGCAACAAAGATTGCTCGTGTTCAGGACTACGACCAAGAGAAAACCCGCATGTTTGCAGCGCAGGCACGAATGTCCAGCCCTGCTGCAATGTGGCTGACTCAACTGGAAGCAGCGCACAGAACCGGCAACGAAGAAGTCGTGGCGTTTGTAGAATCAGAACTGCAACGTGCGCTGGAGCAGCAGTACATGGAAGACGAAGCGCGAAGATTTGCGTTTATGCAGGCGATGGGACAAAACCCGTTGCAGGCAGCAGCAGACGGTATGGGTGGTGCGCCTAACGGAGCGTCACCTAACGGTGTCTCTTCTCAAGTAGACCCGACATCTGCTACAGTAGGGTTAGATTCAGCGGTGTTTCCGCAAGCAGGAAGACCTGGCGTAAGCCGTGAGCCGTCACGAGATGCAGGCTTCAACACGATAGCACCAAGGAATACAGCAGAAGCAGCAGGCTTAGAGCCAAACGTATAGAGATTTACTAATGTTTGTTATCCAAATTATCGACGCAGATGGTGAGATTCGTTACGTTCAGGTAAGGGCTGCAAGTGCCGGTGAAGCACGCAACCTAGCTGCTGCTCAAGCAGGACTGTCGCCATCAGAGCGGATTGGCACTGTTGCATCTCCCCTGTTTTTTGAAAGTCAAAACGTAGCTCTTCCACAAAACATTCAGGAGATTACTGGCGCAGCACAACCGCCAGCCAGCCAACCTCCTCGACCGCCAGTTATCGACCCTGACATAACTCCACTTCAGGGCAACGTACAAGCCCCGATCGCTACTGAAGAGCAGTCGCTATTTGCAAACTTCTTGCGCGGGCTACAAGATCGTGGCGCAGGACTGTCCGGTATTGCTGGGCAGGCACGAGTAAACCGATTCCAGCCACTACAGGCTCAGTTTCTTGCAGAACAAGTTTTGAACCCCGGCGTAGCGGGAACTCCACTTTCATTTGCAGAGTTCTCACGAACTGCACCACTTGCAGGCGCACAGCAGGGGCAGCGCGCTGTTCAATTGTTCAATCAGGCACTACAGCGTTCAAGAGGTCTTAGCCCAATCGGGGCTGAGTTCGACGCACTTACAGAGCGGGAGCAAGGATTCCTAAATCCGACTACTTCTGGTCAGGCACAGGCGTTAGAAGATTTGTCGAGAGCAGCAGCACGGCAGCAATTTGGTGTTGCGTCTGAGTTCTTCCGACCTAATGTTGACCTGTTCCAGCAGTTCCAAGCACAGGCACGCCCAACAGCACAATCATTTGCAGACTTTTTGAATCAGCGCATCTTTGGTGGTTAGATGACACAGCCAATCTTCGGCAATCCGCTATCAAACTTAGAGATATTTGAAGAGGGTCGTGAAGGTCGTAACCTGATCTTCCAGACTTTGCTTGAACGTCTTCAGCAGCAGCAACGCCCGCAAGTAACTCAGTTCAACCGCCCATTTATCAGCAACTTGTTTCCTTCTATTGAGAATGAGTTCATTGGTGCAACAGGTCGGGCAATATCTCAAGGGCAACAAGCACCAACGTTTACTGATTTCTTGAACAACGACTTCAACTTGCAGCGTCGTATTCGACGTGCGCCGTCACAGCAGGTTGGTTCCAGCATTTCACGGCTTACATCACCAGCCAGATTCCTTTTCTCGCAGTAGTCAGGGAGGTACATATTGGTCTTCCCTTTTGGCGTTGGCGACCCCAGAGATGACATTGACCGAGTTGCCCGTGAACTAACCGGCAACCAGTTTCGCCTGAAACGTGACGACCCAGACGCAGGGCAGAAGTTCCTGAACTTTGTTGCTGAATCTGAAGGTCAGTTCATGCAGGTACAGCGCGCTCAAGGCGCAGTAAGCCCGACAGACCCTCGTGGAATCCAAGCACCGCCTGCTCCTGCTCCAGTAGCGGGGCAACCACAAGCCGCACAGCCGTTCGAGACTGGTGGGTTTCAGCGTGCGCCACAGCCAGAGCCTTCATATGGACCGATAAACCCCGAGTTTGTACGGCAACTTGGCGATCAGCGTGGTTCGTTTGGTGATTTTGTTACAACTCCAATTATTGATCGTGAAGTTGCTGAGGATGCTGCTCGAAATGTCGCCCGCTTCATGCCGCTCCTTGGAGAAGGCGTAGCTGCAAACATTGGCGGTGCTGCATCTGAGATTACGACACTTCCAGACCTTGCTATTGGTTCACTGACTGGTGGCTTTGGTGCGCCAATAGCCGGTGCAGCAAGCAGGATTCCGCTTGCTGGGCGTGTTCTGCGTCCCTTGCTTGAACCTATATCTGGCTCTCCAGGTCGTGCGTTAGCCGCAGAAGCCGCCGCTGGCACTGGTGCAGTATTTGGTGCAGAGCGAACTGCTGAAGCCCTCGAAGACACAGACATCCCCGCTCCACTGAAAACAGCGTTGACTCTTGGTGGTGGACTTGCTGCCGGTGTCGGTGCTGTAACTACGCCATCTGTTGCAAGAAGGCTTGGGCGAACAGCCCTTGAAGCCGGTGAGCAAGCCGCTGAAGCAATCGGGCGTACTGGTGTTGGCAACGTGCTAGACCCAGTGCCTGCTCGACAGGTTGCTGCTAGGGCTGCTGGTGGCGTTGAAGAGCCTACGTTCTTTGGTAGGGCAAGTGGTGATTTCACAAAACGCACACGCCGAGAACGAATACAAGCAATATTCAGAGGCGAAGTAAGAAATCCGCCTGAAGACTTAGAAATATTTGCTGACCGAGTATTCCACGAAACCGGAGGACGGAACGCTCTTGGGATTATTGGTGGCGGAGACAACACGCCGCTGGACACTTTCGTATCCAATGTGGAAGAACTTGCGACAGGTCAAGGTCAGAACAAGGGCGTATTGTTCGAGTTATCCCCAGAAGGAATACAGGCAACTGTAAACAAGCAAAAACCTGGTCTTGCAATGGTTGCTGAAGAAAGTGGTGCTGCTGAGTTTGTAATCCCTCTCAGAAGCCACTCTAGCCTTCGTGACAACGTGGTTTCTTTTACTATTGACCCGTCTGTTCAGTCTAGGGAAATACGAGTTCTTCTGAACGCTCTTGCAGAGCCTAATGAACTTGGTCAAGGTCATCTTGGTGGAAGGCTAAAAGGGCTGTACGACCGAGAGACTCTTCCTGATGGACGGATTAGATTTACTCCAAAGCAAGCAGAAACTCCGCCACAGACAGTCGCTGCCAGAGTCGGCGGCACAGTAGACCCAGAAGACGCAGCTAGGGCTGCTGATGATGTGCCAAGTATTCCACCAGACGATGTAATTCGCGGGGATGCAACCAGACGAGAAATCCCACAGCGTGATTTCGATGAGAGATTCGCCGGTTTAGGAATGCTAGGGCGCGTACCTGCTGGCTCAGACTTTGAGTTCCAAAAAGCAAAAGTTGCAGAAATACTTCAAAAACCTCTTGGCACATTAACTCCAAATGAAATTACGCGGATAGGTCAAGTTGCAGCTAATCCCGCTGTTAGTCCTCAAATCAATGCGTCGCTTGGCATTAGGCAAACACAAGAAACTGCGATTCAAGGCAGTCGTGGTAGAGCGTTTACATTAGAAGAACTGGAAAATAGTTTCCCTACTCCGCAGCGCGGGGTATTCGACCGGCAAGGAACAACAATTCGTGATCTTGCTGATGCTTCTGGTTCCCTTGTTGAAGATGTAGTTGATGTCGCTTTTACTAGAGTCGGCGGCACAGTAGACCCAGAAGACGCTATCGAGGCTGAAGTCGCACGTATACGGCAACAGCGACAGATACCACAGACTGTTGAAGAGGCTATTGATGCACCTGACGTTCCAGAGGTAATTTCACGATCAACTGAACTGCCACGTAGTGAACTGTCTGCCAGCGAGCAACTGTTTGGCTTAAGTGGTCGTGTTGATACTGGTCTTACTCGTGCAGAGCGACTGGCTAACCGAGCGCGCCAAACAATCTCAGGTAGCAACATATCTGACATTCAGGGCATTTCTCGTACTCTTGGTGCAGAAGCAGACCCGATTATCGAGCCAATCTTTCGTGAGCGAAAGCGTGTAATTCAGAACGCTGAACAACTGGCAAACTCAGTTACCAGCAGAGTGTCGCCGCAAGTTCGGCGTGCATTTGATATATCTGACAACGGCATCATTAACTCTCTTGCTGGCATCGATCCAGACTTGCCTGTTGCACCAACTATTCAGGACGTTGCAGCACGTTTGCCACGTTTCCTAAGCAGCCTTACACCAGAACAACGTGCCGTTATGGAGCAACTGAGAAAAATCGCAGAGCCATACGGACGTGCGCTGCGTGAGTCAGGCGACGACTTTGGCACAAGAACAGACATTATGGAAGGTGGCTTCTATCTGCCTCGTGGTAATGCTGCTAACGGCGACCTTGCTATTGGCGTTGCTCGTGGTTCTCGTCGCCCTGGTGCAAGTATTGGTCAAGAACAGTCCGCTCGATTCAACTCAATGGCAGAAGGACTTGCGGGTGGCTGGGAGTACGACACATTTGATAACGCACTGAGAGGGCTGATTACTCGATCAGGACAGCGTGTTGCAGACAACTTTACCCAGAACACCCTCAGACAAGCCCGTGACGAGGGCGGTCAGAAACTCGGACTGACGATCAAAGAATTGTTGGTGCGAGACAATCCAGTAGTTGCCGGTCAATTTGACACGCTTCGTGCATCCGCTTTGAAGTTGAAGAACTTGCTGAAGAACAAAGATTCTCAGGCGATACGCAATCTTGAAAGATTACTGGCAGACCCAGAGTTTGACGATGTTGCAGAAGTTCGACGGGTATTCTTTAACTCGCGCCAGATACTTCGTGGTGAGTTGAAGGGTCAAAATGTCGCGCAAGTGCGCGAAGCGTTATCTGATCTCCAGCGTGAACTTGCCGAGTTCCGCCCGATATATGAACAGGCAAAGAAGTCTGCCGCTCGCAATGCAGGGCGTAGAGCAATTGGTGGTGCAGAAGCATTTCCACAGTTGAACGGTGTTACGTTTCCAGAACGAATGGCTGCTCGTGCAAATGAAATTCTTGCGCAAGAACAAGCCCGTGTTCCAAAAACTATTGAAGCAATTGATGCAATTCAACGTGTTTGGAAAGCTGGGAACGCCACGCTGGACAACTCCGGTATTGGTATTCAGAACCTGCTAAACACGTTTGATAATCCTAGGC